CGTTCAAATATATTGGAAGGAATGTATTACAAAGATGGTTGTGATAATGCTGGATATAAAGAATGTGGTGTAAGAATGTTTGAAGGAACATCAAATAATTGTAAAATTAGTGGTGATACTTGTAATAAGGGTTATTAATCAAAAATATTTTATTTTTATAATATTATTTAGTAAAAATAAAACATTTAAAGTTATATTCCAATTATATATAATGTTACGTAAATCAATAGTAAAAATAAATTCATATAATCAAGTTATAAAAAATATTCCAGTAGATTTAGAATATACACTATTTTTTGATGGTTGTAGTAAAGGAAACCCTGGTCTATCGGGTGCTGGTGCGGTTATTTATAAAAATGAAAAAGAAATATGGTCTGGATCATATTTTGTCGGAATAAAGGCGACGAATAATCAGGCAGAATATGCCGGTCTTATTTTAGGTCTTGAAAAGGCAAATGAACTAAATATAACTTCATTGGCAGTAAAAGGTGATAGTCAAATTGTTATTTATCAAATGACAGGTAAATATAAATGTAATTCTTCTAATATAATTACAATGCATGAAACAGCAAAGAAATTAGAACAGAAATTTACAAAAATAGATTACACTCATGTATTGCGCCATCTAAATAAACGCGCAGATGAATTGTCGAATCAAGCATTGGATGCATATCGAAAGTAAAAATTATATAACTTTACCTTAGATAATTAGTATACTACAATTATACTATAATTGATAAATAGTATCTAAATAAATAGCTAGCAGCATAGGGAATTGCCACGTTGAAAAAACGTCTCTATATTTTGCATTTTTAAATACTAATGTCTCGATAAAAAAATAAAAACTAATTAATAATGCACCTAATAGAAGAAAGTGAAAAACAGGCTTTAATAGAACCATCAATATATACATTAATAGCGAATAAATTAAAACAAAATTTAATATTCTAAAAGTTGAACGTTCAATATTTTGGGAGGTTTAAAACGCAAAATATCTAGTTCCTTTTTTGTTGTTGGGAAATCGTTTTGTCCATAAATATCTTGCAACATGAGCCATTCAAATAAACCACCAGGATATACAAACACATTATAGAAGCCGAGAGAAGTCAATTGCTGATATTTACTATATAATTTATTGTCATTGCTATTCTTACCATAAATAATTATTTTGACTTGTTTATTTCCTGTATTAATAAATTGGTTCATAATTTCTTCTTCTTTATGTATATTCATAGTATGAGGTAATAAACAATCTTGTTCTGAAATGGGAAGTGTATTGATAATCACATGTGTTTCTGGATTTTTTATTATATATTGAACATCCTCATAATTGATTTTTCTTATTGATTGTGAATTTCCCATATACAAATGTATAGTAAAGATATATGTAAAGTATTTAAATAAAAATGTGTTTAATATAATTTATAAGAGAAGCCTTTATTATTAGTTTCAATGAATATTATTTATAATGATTTGCATTTTTGTCAAAAATCCAATGATGGTCATTTACATGAACATGTGTCATTATTCGTTGTCGTAATGCAGGTGAGGATATATTAGAATCTTTTGCAGCATCGGCGATTGTTTTGAACGACGTTTTAAGCCCAGTTGAACAACAAACTTTAATAACTGGTTGTTCATTATATTGTTGTTCTTTTGAAATCCCAGAATATCTCCATAAAAAACCTTGACAAATTCTTTTTTCGCGCAGAGCAATTCCCACTGCAGTCCCTGTAGTGAGTCCTAATGATCGTCCTGCAGCTTCTATGCTGTCAAAAGTTTTAATAACCTCTCCTGTATCTTTATTTATTTGATCTATGGAACGTTTTGCTTTTCTTACTGGTGGAACTTCTGGGTCATTCAAAATTTCATTTTGCGCAATAATTGTTTCGTTATTGATAATACTTTGTAACTTCGGCAAATCATTTGCATTATCTATCAATAACTTTTCTAAATTACAAACAATATCTACAATATTTTTGACATCTTCAAATGATGATTCAAATTTGTTATTTCCTAGACAAACGGAATGTTGCTTCAAAAGAAACATCATATTTTTCTCTGAAAATGGATAAGAAATAATTGATTTGTATTTCATTTCCCCACCTGGATATTGATTCTTTAAATTTGTAGTCAATGTTGCAAAATCCTTTTGTCTAGTAATAGAGCAGATAAATCGCATTTTTTCATATTGGTATACATATAAAAAATAACCATATTTGCATAGAGCATAATTACTTGCTATTTTATTTTTGCTATCGTTCGTAATATCGCCTTCGCCAGTATAAGAAGTTAATTTACTTGAAGTATCTAATAATTGTTTTTCTTTTTTTGATAATTCTTCTCTCAATTGATTTATTTCAATTTCTTGTTCTGATGTTTTCTTAAGAAGTAAATTATAATTTTCCACATTATATTCATTTTGTTTAATAATTTCTTTAATGTATTGTTCAACCTTCTCGATAGTAAATTCGTCATCATCTAAAGCAAGTAATTCACGATGCGTTATGCCGTCGTGTTCTGTAGTAATTAGTCGTAATCTTTTTTGTAAAATAGGATGTTTCTTAATAGCATTTTCTATCTCTATTTTATTTTTTACTTTATAGGCTGCATATAATCTAAAATTGACAAATGTTTTTTTATGACATTTAACTCTCTCTTCCAAACAATTACTTTGACCAAATTTGATGACGGATTCGTGGTACATTTTGCTGTTAGGTTTGCCAAGTGTTTTGTTGTCAATTTTGCCAATATATATGCATTGTGTATTGACAGGAAATTGCTCTATTAAAGTGTCTTCTTTTAATTGCTCTTTCTCTTTTTCTGTCTGTATTATTTGTTGTTCAATTTGATTATTTTGTTGTTGTAGTTGTAATCGTAGTTCGTTACTTTCTTCATTAATTGTATCTTGAATAATTTCTTCTAACTTCATAAAATACTCGTGAATATCATTAGCTTTTGTTGTTTCAGCTTTAATACAAAATAATTTAAATGTTTTTATATTTAAGAAAATTTTTTGAATATTTTGACCACCTTTGATGTGTTTTGTTTGCTGTACGCTACCGCATAGCGATTTTTTGTAGTCAATATTTTCTTTAAAATATTTTTCTAGTAATGTTTTGGCTTTTATTTTAACACTAAAACCTACCCATTTCCAAACATCATCTAAATCAATAACGAAATCATTTGTTGGGTGATAATTTAAATAGCAATAAAAACTTGTTAAAAACATTTGTTGTTCAAAATCACTAAAATTTGCTTTTATTTTTGAAAGTAGCTTGACATTATAGTCAGAAGACAATTTTGTGATTGGATTACTCTCAATCAATTCAACTATATTTAGTTGTTCCATTATAATAATATAAAGGTATATGTCTTTATATTATTTTTAACAAATATTGTTTTCGTTTTTTAAAAACGAAAGCTTTTGTTTTCAAAAGCATAACCAAACATTCAATGAAACTGCACAACAATTTCCACTTCTTCTTTCTTGATGCTTTTTGTAGCGGAAACGGATAGCTCTTCGCGTTTTTTACGTGTCTTCGAGTTGTCCGCCATTGTTTCCTTTCTTTTGGATGTGCTGTTACGACTATTCATATCTTTTTCAATTGTATCATAATTTTCCTCGATGTAATCAATCACCTTATTTTCAAGCGCCCATTTAAAAAAGTTCAATTGTCCGATAGTGGTCTCAATACATGTTCCATCTTTGTACGGAATGCTGATCCTTTCCCAGCGGCAGAACGGATCAAAACGTCTCTTACTATATGCTTTCAATTTAAGCTTATAATCAAAGTACACCTTGAATCGTATGGTTTGATTATTGATTTGATCCGTTATACTATACAATGTGTAGTTCTTTTTTGCATAATTTGTGGCAAACCAATCTACAATACGCAGCGATATTTTAGAATCTCCTGTAATAATTTTTAACATTTTAGTAAGATATTGATCATTTTTATAAAAGTCCATTAAATTATTTAGTAATAATTGATTTTGCGTTGCATAATTTGTTGAAGTACTCATTATGGTAGAATTTTAAAAACATATTTAAGTCTTTTCATTTTCAAATTATATTTCTTTTATTTTTTACAAAGTATTTTTAAATAATTAAATTTTATTAAGTTTTATATTTTTATTAAAAAAATAAAAAATTACTATATTATATAAATGGCTGATTTTATCGCATCCGTGTCAGGACCTTTAGATAAGAGTGCATGTGTCTATTTTTTTGCATTGACAATGTTCTTTTTTATCGTACTTGTAATTACTTTTGTCGTTCAAATGTTACTTATATTCCGTGATTTCAAACACCTTAATAGTATGAATATGATTACTGGAATTATTATGTTATTCAATATTTTCCTCGCCTACTTTAATAACAGATTATTGTACACAATGTGCAATAAATCTCTAGCATAAATTATAAAAAATTAATTATACTCTTTAGATTTCATTGCACCTTGTGTTGTGTTGATTGGTTTTAAATATTGGTCACGAACAGCTATATCATTTATATAGCTATTTTCACCTAAAAAAGGGTTAAAACCAATTTGTTGTGTTAAACTTCTATCTGATATTTTGGTATCTAATTCTTCTCTCTTATTAGATACTTTGAAACCTGAACCATTCACATTTTGATTTAAAATATCCCATGTATTTTCATCATGATGTAACGATGATGTATAAGCAGATGTTTCCATATTTTTACTAAATTCTTTATTTTCCAACTCTTGTACATGTTTTAATCTTCTTGAACGTTCATATGGTTCGCCTTTTGTCCATTTCCAGTCCATACTTTATACTATTTTTAAATTAATATAAATTTTGATTTTTATGAGTATGACAGTAACAAAAAAAACTACTACTAAACCAAAAACAAATCAGTTAAAAGTAGTAAATTCTGAAAGTTTAGAATTGCCAAAAAATCCCTTTATTTTCGAAGTACTAAATTTTGTTTCTAAGCAAAGAACAAATTCTAAGAAGGTAGAAATTTTAAAGAAATATGAAGATAGTTCTTTAAAAGCAATTTTTATTTGGAATTTTGATGAAACAGTAATATCAGTACTTCCTCCGGGAGAAGTTCCATATTCTAGTGTTGGTGAGCAAAATTCTTTCAGCGGAACTCTTTCTGAGAAAATTGATGATGCTGTAGTAAAAATGCAAGAAATTGGAAGTAATTCACTTGGATCTCAGGATCAGGGAAGATCTTCAATTCGTAAAGAATATACAAAATTTTATAATTTCGTAAAGGGAGGAAATGATTCATTAAGTTCTCTTCGTAGAGAAACAATGTTCTTTAACATTTTAGAAGGTCTTCATCCCTTGGACGCAGAAATTTT